AAGTGAACATTCCCCTATTTTGCAATAGGAGTTTTCAGGGTAAAACCCAAACTCTGTGTTCCCAGAGTTATTGCGGGCTGCGTTTTTATTTCACCCTGCAACAATTAATATAATCAGTAATGACAGAAAAAACAAGCAAAAAATTTAAAAACTGCTTAAAAACTTAAATCTGAATATTATTTGGTAATTAAAAAGGAGACATAAAATGCCAAGAAAACAGACAGTTGAAGCAGCAAAAAAAGCAGAAGAGTTACATAAAAAAATATACGGTAATAAAAACGAAACGGATGAAACATCCGAATCGACTGAAACTACGGTTGAAACATCTGAAACTAAAACTCCAACAGGAACAACTGAAACACCTGTTGGGTCAACTGAAACTCCGGTTGAATCAGCTGAAACCACAACTGAAACAACTGAAATTAAGCCACCTGAAACTTCAGAACAACCAGAAAAAGAGGATACACTTGAATATTGGCGGCAGAAATATAATTCCTTGCAGGGAAAATACAGCAGTGAAATGAAAGCAATGCAGGAAGAAATTTCTACAATGCGTGAAAAGTTTGATGAATATAACAAAATTCTTGCCAATATCCCAACAGAAGAAGATAAAGAAGCCGAACCTGATGCCACTCCTGCTATTAATATCAGCGATTATGTTACACAGGATGAAATTAATGAATGGGGACCCGATTTTCTTAATACAGTTATTAAAATAGCCGCAAATGCAGCGAATAAAGTTGTTGGCGATAAAATGTCGCAATTAGCTCCAATGCAAGAAGATATTAATACCATCCGAAAAGAACAATTAACAGATCGTGAAATAGCATTTTTTATGCGTTTGGATCATCTTGTTCCAAACTGGAGAGAAATCAATAAAGATCAAAATTTTGTAAACTGGCTGAATCAACCTGATGGTTTAGCCGTAGACGAAAAAGGACAGAGAATAACACGTGGACAGAATGCAGATAGGGCACTTGAAAGACTTGATGCGAAAGGTCTTGCTGCGTATTTTAACGAATTTTTAAAATCGCAGCCATCTACAACAGTTCAAACTCAAGAATCAACTGCCCCGACTGCAACAGAGACACCACAAATAAAAAAGACAGCCACAATAAATATTTCTCCCCCTAAATCTCACGCCGATCGAGGAACTCATACTCCACCATCTGAACCGAAAGTGACAACGTATGGAGACCTCCAGAAAGCAGCACAACAGGTGATTGACGGCAAGATTACGGAAGAGGAATTTGATAAAGTACGTGCTAATTTCGTTGCTTCAAATGAGTTTACATTGCCAAGTGGCGAAATTGAATCAGTTTAATTTAAAAAAACGTTTTAGGAGTATAAAATGGGTGCTTTAACACGCGCTGCAGGTATTCAGAATTATCATGGTTATTTTATTCCTGAACTCTGGGTACCGAAAATGCAGCTTCAATTCGAGAAGCGGTGCGTGGTTCAGGCTATTTCGCAAAATCAGTACGAAGGTGTAATTAAAAATCAGGGCGATACTGTCAATATTAATCTCGAACCGACAGTTGCCGTTAACGATTATGTTATAGGACAGAAACTGAATTACGAGAGTCTGGAACCCAACCAGGTTGTTCTCGAAATTAATCAGGCAAAATATTTTGCCGTTGAGGTTGATGATATTGACCAGAAACAATCAAACACCGATCTTATTGACGGATTTGCCGAATCAGCTGGACGGCGTATGAAAGAAAAAATCGATTATACCGTTCTTCAGGGTATTTATAATTCCGAAGATTCCAATAATTCCGGCGCGACTGCTGGTGCTGATTCGTCTGGATTTAATCTTGGCACTTCCGGGTCACCAGTATCATTGACAGATACCAATATTCTCGATTATTTCTCCGATGTTGCTACTGTTCTTGACGAACAGAGTTGTCCAAGTGATAACAGATGGTTCGTTATTCCACCTGCTTTTGCAAATCTTATTATGCGTTCTGATGTAAGAGATGCATCATTTACAGGTGAAAAAGAAACAATAGTATATAACGGTAAACTTCCCAAAAAAATCAATGGATTTGATGTATATGTATCACGTCAACTGAAAACCGCCAGTGATAGCGGAACGTGCTGGTACTGTCTTGCTGGACATATTTCCGCACTGACTTTTGCATCACAGCTTGTTAATACCGAAGTTATGAGAGGCCCTGATGTATTCGGTACGTATATCAGGGGACTTCATGTATTTGGCTATAAAGTTGTAAGATCCGAAGGACTTGCTGTTCTCTATGCTAAGAGAGGATAATCTTCTTGATGCAAATAATATATAATGGTTTTATGGGAAATTAATATTAAGTTGATATGAGTTAATAGAGTTGACACGAATTAACACAAGAAACTTAATATACGAATTTCAAACACTTAATTAAAGGTTATAAACATGGCTGAATATGATTATGTAGACAAATCTACCGGAGCCGATTACTACGGCGAGGGTGTGCCATCAATGGGTGTCGGCGCTCCCACCGGGTTTTTTGTCTGGAAACGACATGTGGATCTGGCAACTGCTGGTGATACGTTTATAACATCTGACGGTAAATTTGAATCTGGCGATACTCTCAATTTGTTTAATGTTGTTGAGGGTATGCTTATTCAGGGCGTTGCAGTTGAAGTTACCACAGAAGAAGGTGCTACACTCGATGCTGATGTTGGCGATGGCGATGATCCTGATGGTTTTATTGATGGTGTTAATTTAAATAGTGCTGGCTGGTATATCAGTTATGACAGTGGCGATGAAACCGCTCCTGGCGACTACTGTGACGGTACTACTTATCACGGTGGAAGATTTTATACTTCCGCTGATACCATCGATATGACATTCAATTCTGCCGATGCTGACACGGCTGTATTTGATATTTATGTATGGGGAATTGATTTAAGACCTATTGCATAAAATATGCTAACTATTGCTCGAACGGAGCATTATGTAAAGTATAAAAAACGAAATAAGAAGAAAGGGATAATAGATACTTGATTGTCTATTATCCCTTAGACCTAATATTTCTATAAAAAGGATTTAAAAATGGCTTACAAAATTCGCTATGTAAAAAATACCAAAACTGGCAATATAAAACAGTTCGATGATCGGAATGCACATATTCTTGAAGTTGAAAACATGGTTGAATGCGATAAAAACGGTATTCCTCTCGGTATTGCCGAAGCTGTAATGGAACAACTCGAAAAACGCGGTGTAAAAGTTGAATCAAACGTTGTAAATAACGAGACTGAATTCATTTCAGATGTTTTACTCGAAAAAAGAAAACACGATACATACGAGTTTGACGATACCAAACCCCTTGATGTTCCTGATATACCAGTAATGGATTATCAAACGGGAAAAAGTTTGAAAATTCAGAATCTCAAAGTTAATATGACAAAAAAAGAAATGATTGAACATCTTGAAGAAATATCAGGAACACCACTTTCAGCAAAAGAAAAAAACAACGACAAGAAATGGCTTGCCGAAAGAATTATTGAAATTGAAGAAAATGAAGAATAAATACACTATTGCTTGAACGGAATATTATGAAGTATAGAGACTATTTGTTTTAATTGACAGAGTCGTCACAGATATGTAAGCCATCTGGCTGAACAGGTTTTGGGTTTTTATCGAAGAAAATAGACAATAACTTTTTACGAGGTTTTATAATATGGCATTTCCCACTTTTACTGATGCAAGTATCAGAAATATGGTGAGAAGACTCATAAACGAACCCACTGCAACACTTATTACTGATAATGACATAGACGACTGGATTGATTTTGGTGTAGCTGAAATTGCACAGAGGTCATTAACCTACGAAGAAATACTTTATGATTCTACATTCGCTCTGGCAGATGGATCGGAAAGATATGCTGTTACCGGCAGAGTGGGCGCTGATTGTATAAGAGTACATACACTTATCTACACAGCAGCAACAGCAGGTTCATCCTGTGCAACGGGAGCGTATGCTTTAATAAAAGTTACACCACGTCATTTCAGGAAATTAACGGCAACTACAGATGGTGCGCCCATTTATTGGACAGAATACGGTGGATATATATATTTAAACCCAACACCGGATACTGCACAGGATGGTAAAGGAATACACGTATTATACTACAAAAATATAGACGATGTATCTGCAACTACCATTACTGAATTACCGGAATACATGCAGGAATATGTTGTTTTCTATTGTGTTGCAAAATCATTTGAAAAAATGGGTAAACATGAGCAAGCACAGCAATATATGAGTATTTTTGATAATTTTATCATGTTTCATAGAGAGGATAATTTCAATAAACCCGTTGACAGTAAGGATTTAATGAGATTACCTGATAGAACACAGTACGTGTAATAATCTAACGCATAATAACCTATAATATTTTAAAATTCTATCGCAAAAATATGAAAAAACGATAGAATATAATACACGTAACAATCTATATCCACCTGAAAAATTTTTTTAGAAAGATACATTGTTTATATTCTATTAATAAACAAATAAGGAAATAAAAAATGGCAGCATATTCAATGTCTACGCTCAGAACAGAGATACGATCTGATTTGAACGAACCCACTGCTCTTTTATATTCTGATACCGAACTGAAGCTATGGATAGATGAAGCTGCGAGGAAAATTTCTATTCTGACACTCTGTAATGACACAGTTGAAGAAGTTACGGCAGATAAAATTTCTGCGAATGCAATAGAAATAGCCTTAGACACGGAATTTATCAGAATACATTCTGTTGTATATGATACAGATACACCGCCAGTTTACGGATTACAGCGTGTTCATCCGTGGATGCTCGGACATGGTGGTACGGGTGATTGTACAGCTGGTACACCGAGATTCTGGTGTCAATGGACTCCGGATCATATTATTATATGGCCGAGAGCGAATGCAACAGTAGCTGCAGACAAAATGTGGGTGTTCGGAGCAAGTGTTGTTGACAATTACGGTGCAGATGGTTCTGAAACGTTACCTGATGAACTTCAACCGCTCTGTAAAGATTATGTTCTGAGTTTAGCTCACACAAAAGCAGGTAAACATCGACTTGCAGCAATGTATATGCAGAGATTCATGCAGAAATGCATGATTCATCGCAGAGATGTTCATGATTTTTATGAATTGACCGAAAGTAAAGATCAGTATTCTATTCCTGATACTATTATGCCAGCACGGACAGCATAAATAACACAAAATTGGATTGTGGGTTATATGAATGGCAAAACAAAAATCGCCAGCAAGAGACCGTATCCAGATTATAGTACCGGATGTTCGACTTAATACCAATCTGTTCTCGGCTGGCAATGAAAACATAATTGATATATATAAAGAAGCTGAATTAGATTCAGTATTTAACCAATCATCAGATGAAATTATTGTTAATGTTCAGGAAAATATACAGCTTGAACATGATATTTTAAGCGCATCGGATGAAATTGTACAACAATCATCCCGTGCATTGTTACAATCTGATATTAATTCTGATATTAATACTGATATAATTGCTTCTTCTGACGACAATTCAACGCAGATTCCTTATCTTTCTCCGTTAATTGATACGGATATTTCTGTCTCATCTGATGAGAATATTCTAATTAACAGGAAAGATATTGATTTAGATAAGAATATTGGTGTTGCTTCTGACGATGTCGCTGTTCAGTCTATACTCATTCCACAGAAAATAAACGTTGATATTGTTCAATCGTCTGATGATATAGCTGTTCAATCTATATTTATTCCACAGAAAATAAGTGGTGATATTGTTCAATCGTCTGATGATATAGCTGTTCAATCTGTCCTCACATCAAAACAAATAGACGCTAACATTATACAATCGTCTGATAATATAGCTGTTCAATCTATTGCCACACCAGAACAGATAAGCGCTAATATTATACAGTCATCTGATGAAATTGTTCCTGTATTTAATATTGAAAGGTTATACATTCCCACTGATATTATCAACGCTTCTGACGATGTCGCTGTTCAATCTGTTCTCACATCAAAACAAATAGATACTGACATCATACAATCATCCGATGAAATCGTTGCAAAATCCGATACTGGTTCACTCAATGTTTCTGCTGACGTTATTTCATCCCGTGATGAATATATCCCACAATTACCCATTGTTCCGCCTGATATTTCCACCGACATAGTACAATCACGCAATGAAATAGTATCGTATCCGGACAGAATCACACAATTCCCCATTCAATTTCCTGTTGCCGAAGATGATGAAATCACACGTTTACAGCTTGGATTTACAGGAAAATGGGTGTCAAAAGGCGATCCATTAAATATCGGACAGGAGAATTACAGTGATATTCAAAACTGGCGATATACAGACCACGGATTAGAAGGTGTTGGCGGATACAGTAAAATAAATACCAATCCTACGGGACTTGATTTAAAAAATGGCATACAATTAAGAACAAATTATACCACATCAAGTTATATCATATGTCAGGGTGAAGATACTGATGGTGATAAATTTCTGATAAAAAATACAACTCCTGTG